CAATTAAAGCTAGAACTAGAATCCCTATACCTGTCTTAGCCATAGACTTACCGAATGATTTCATTGCAACTGTAGCCTTTCCTGTAACTAAAGTAAGTGCTTCCGTTCCAAATGTTTGGAGATATAAAAGTCCTGTCATAGCTTTTGATGCAACCCCTGCTGCAATTATACCAACCTTATAGGAAAGGAATAAAGCTATACCTTTTTTTATAGCTACTCCAAGAAATATAAGTGTATCTGTAAATTTCTTAACAGACTTTTCATTTGATACAAATGAGTTCATGAGTTTGGCTAATCGCACTACAGTTTTAGTAAGAGATTTACCAAAATTCTTCATAATACTAATGGCAACACCTTCAACTGCTGATTTAAACTTAAGGAAAGCTCCTTGAAGCGTATCTCCAACCATATCAGCCATTCTATCTCCCTCTCCTGTAGCCAAAAGTAAATTATCTCTAAGCACAGCAATATCATCAGAGCCTTCTAACATAGTAGAGAATGCAGCAACCTGTCTAATATCCATAAACCCTAGAACATCAGTAAGGTCTGTACCTTCATCTTGAAGCCCTTTAAATGCTATCAACATTTCATCTAAATTTGTTATAGTATGCCCTAATGTTTTAGATAGTTTTGATGACGGGTCTTGCATTTTAAGAAATATATTCCTTAAAGATGTACCTGCGATAGAAGCCTCAATACCTGTATCAGAAAGCTTACCCATAATAGCAGCAACTTCCTCTATTTCAAATCCTGCCATAGCAGCAATAGGAGCTACCTTAGTCATACTCGTATTCCACTTCTCAATATCTAAAGCAGAACTTGAGAACGCAACAGCCATAACATCTACAACTCTACCTGCTTCACTAGCATCTAATTGAAACCCCCTAATAGAAGCACCTGCAACTTGTGCAGCCCTAGCTAAATCTGTACCTGTTGCTGTTGCTAAATCAAGCGTTGCTTCAGTAGCGTCTAATATTTCCTGTGCTGTAAACCCTAATTTAGAGTATGCTAATTGTAATTCTCCAACCTGAGTAGCAGTAAAGAATGTTGAACGACCTAAATCTTCTGCAGATTTGGTTAGTGCTGAGAACTCTGATTCAGTTGCTCCTGAAACAGCATTAACTTTAGCCATAACAAATTCAAAGTCAGAGAATGTGCTAACTACAGAGCTAACAACCCTGTTAATAGCCCTAAATGCACCAACTATAATACCAATAGCTGCAGCTCCTTTGATAAATTGCTTTGCCATACCATTAGATGATTTCGTAACATCTTTTGTAGACTTATTAGCACCTACCATATCTTTATTTAACTCTCTAAGCTGTTTAGAAGTAAATTTTATTGCTGCTGCCCTTTCTTTGTATGCTTTTGCATTTGCGTGAGATTGCTTTTGCCCTGTTTTAGACCTTGCTTCTTGTTTTTTCTGCTCTGCCCTTAACTCCTTTAACCCTTTCTTTAAATCAGCAATCTTTTTAATATCCTTGATTACTACCTCTATCGCTACCTTACTTTTTAATGCCATAATTTTATTTTAGCTTATCGTTAATTGTATTGCTTCACTTTGTCCTTCTTCTCCTATTACTGCATCTATCTGCTTCAATATATCTTGCTCTATCATTTGGTTTATTCCCATTGAATCAGCAATTCCAAAAGCATAATCTATAAATTTTGTTCTTCTTGGTGCAACAAGTAATCCCCCTGCTGTGTAATAATTTTGCCTAAGTTCTTCTGTTACACTCCAAATTCTTTTTTTAGAGAAGTCCAACCCTTTTAATTTAGCCCAATATTGAATATCCTCAAACTCAACACTTGGAGCAGAAGTATTTCCATCATTAACCATCCACATATATTCAGTATCATTTACAACATCCATATATAAATTACCTCCCCTTTCAGAAACAATAGTTTTAAATGAATTATATAGTTTTTTTGATGCAAGATGCTGTTGAAATACAAGTTCTGTTTGAAGTAACTCAATGTAAAATTCTCCTGCAGTTTTTAATGCTTGGTCTATTACTTTATATGCTGACATTATCTATATAGGTTTAAAGTATTTAGGTAAATTAAATTCATTAGGATTACTTACCGTATTATCATATCTATTGAAAGCCTGACTAACTGTATTTAACTTAAAGTCCTCCAATGTAGCTTGATTATCTATAGTTTCAAAAATCATAGTAAAAGATGCCTGAATATTTGCACAAGGCTCTCCTGCTCTTTTTATAGAAACAATTACACCTTCCTGTGCAGATATTTTATATAGTTTATTACCAATTTTAGAGTCTGTAGTTCCATCTATCGCTAAGGCATTAGAATTATTAGAAGCACCAAAAACAAAATCTTGACTAAAGAGTAGTGTCATTACTGTACTTGCCGTACCTATAGTGGTAGGCTTAGACCAAACACTTATAGTAAAAGTTTGTTCACTCCTGCAACCTCCCCCTCCTGCAGTATTTATGAATCCATTAAGATTTTTTATATAACAATCTACAGGAGCTATAAATTGAGAATATCTAGGAGCAAAATTATTATTGTAGCTTAAGCCACTTGCTAATACTGCTCCTGAATCAAATGTAAACTGAGATGTATGCATATAGTTTGCTAGATAGTCATTTGAAGCTGATGATGTTGCTGAAAACCTCATTACAACTGTTTCGCAAAACTGCATAGGAACTGAAGTGGCTAGACTAAATTCAGATACAGTTATTAGTCCTGAATTTAGAGCTACTCCGTTGCTTCTTGTATTTATATTTGTTATTCTACTTCTAGTCATATATTATTTATTTAAGCGTAAGCACCATTATCATCAAGTATCGGGCCTCCACCACCACTACCTGTAGTACTACCTCCTCCTAATGTATTATTTATCCAAACTCCTGATGTGGGGAGTACAGAGCCTTCTCCCGGATTAAACTGATGCAACTCAACTTTTGTAGGCTCGTTTAGGTGTGGCTTAAAATCAACAACCCTTATTATTTTGTAATAACACCCATCAATGTAAACCATTTTTCTAAAGTCTAATCTCGTTATATCTGTTATTTTTAAATCTATATAGCAAACTCTTAATTTAGGCCTTGCTTTTAAACCTTCTATCATAGACTCATAATACCTAGAATATAAACCTCTACCAACTTGACTTCCAACTGCAGTATATATATTTGTTGCAGGGTCATAGTCTTTAGCCCAATAATTACCATAAGACAATCCAAATTGATTTGAAAAATCAAATCTATTAACAAATGTTGCAGAGCAATAAGGAGCATTTGTAACATAAACATTGGTATTTCCTACAAAAGCAATTTGAGGCAGTAATGTAACATCAGCCACCTGAACTTTTTTTCTATTAAAATTAAATGCATTTACTGTCTGACTTCCATTTTCAACCCTAAACCCCTGCCACAAAGGGTCATGAGCTATAGGCATTGTCATTCGATTGTAATATAACATCCTAGGCTTAAATTGATACCCTTTTGGAGAACGGTACCAATAATCATTAGCCCATAAAGCTGCAGTATAAAAGTTCCTACCTAGTAATTCAGTTTCCCCTGCTCCGAAACTTTGGGATTCGTATGTCCCTGCGAAGAAAGGATTTTCAAATATAGTTTCTCCTGCAGGGTATGTCCTAGAAAGGTCTACCTGTTTAGGGTACATATCTCCTATATTATCAAAGTACACTTCACTCATCCTTTTAACCTGAGAATCTTTATCATCAGTTTTATACTTAAATATTAACCTTCTAGTCCAATTATTCTGTATAAAACTTTGAACATCTGATAAATTTCTTGCTAGTTTATGAGTCCAATCAATAGCATCTCTAGGAGGTAAATAAAAATCAGGATATGGCTCTGTAAAAACAGTTTTAGAAGATTCTTCTGTATAAAATTGCAAGTTAAAGGAATGTGCAACACCCTTAACGAACTCAATTTGCTTTTGGTCATTTGGAAAAATATCCTGCAAATTATATTCTCCACCAAAAACAGGGGTATCAGGACTATCTAATTCTATTGTAACAGAACCATTTGAGGCAGCCCAATCATTATACGCTGTTCCGAATAGCTCTGCTTGAATACTAACAATGGTTGCACCTGTGAAGTTTTGATTGGGACTCTGAATCTCAAATATAGGTGCCATTCCAAGAGTAAGTCTTATTTTGTCGCCCTCGTTAAAGTAGGCTGTAAATGAGCTTGGAGGAAGTGTCCCTGCAAAAGATTGTGTTTGATTTGATTGTTTAAACCCACCCAAAGCTGTTGCACTTTGATTATCAACAGCTGATATTGGGTACCAAGATGAGTTAGCCACCACTAACTTTTCTACAACTATATTAGCATACATGGTTAGGCCTGTATTGCTTGAGCTAAAGCTACCACTTCCACTCCAATCACTTTGTTGCCAATTAAAGGAATACATTATGTTTTGTGTTGTTATGGTATAGCGACCTGCAGTAGGTACTGTCCAAAAATTTCCTACTGCTGCTGAAGTTATCTTTAAATCCTGCTGATTACCCTGCGTAGTTGTTATAACATTTGGGGCAGGTTGAAATCTTGCACTACCATCTCCTGAGCCACAAGTACCACCAAACCTTATAGGGTCATAGGGGGTCTGATTAGTAAAATCAACAAGAAGTATTCCTCCTTGATTTGCAACAGAAGCACCTACATTAGAAGTTTCATCAAAAATCTTTAAATTTGCTTGAGTTGCAGAGCAAGTGCTGCTGTCTAAAAAATTACCCGAATAAGTATTAGCTTGTTGCCTTATAGCTGAATTATTATAAAGAAAGTTAGGACTAGCGTATAATAACCTTTTAAATTGGTCAGACTCTACAAAAGCAGATGAAAGTTTATACCCTGCATCATTAAATATTTTATGCATCATGTTGTATATCCATACAAGAGGCCTCCAATCCATAACAGGAACAGCGTTCCATTGGTTGGTGCCTAAAAATCCTGTTTGAGAAATATTGTAACTAACATTATTCATATAATCAATCTCCCATTGCTCTCTAAATAGTTGGAATCCATTTCCGAAATCAAATCCTGTTTCATTTACTTGCCCATAACTAGCTAAAGGGTAAACTACAGGGGAATCATTAACAGCTCCGCTAGCCCTTATAGTAGCATCAGTAGTACCCCAACTTTTTGTAATCTCTTTAGCACTTAATTTTAAGTTAGTAGAATTCTTTAGCTGCAATTCGCTAAGATATTTTCCATCCATTTCTGTAGACCAAGAAAGATTGTCCCCTAAGAAAATACAAGAATATGATATTGGTTTATCATTTAATCTTTGCACGTCTTGAAGTTGAAGCAGACCTCTTAAAGAGAATAAATTTCCAACCAAAATCCTGCAGGAAATTTTATCGTATAACTGAGCATCTTGATGAGTAGAGTTAGGAATTCCGAAATTTTTTAAAACTATATTATTATTTTTTGTGGCAGGAATCTGAAAGGTTTTGCTGTATGCTCCTTTTCTAGCATCAATATTAGCAGGGTCATTAACAGAGAAAGTTAAAGCTAATGGAAAATCTTCTGTAGTTGAAGCATCTAAAATTCCAAAGACAGAACTCTTGTCTGTTGCTGTCCTGTAAACCCTTATATAAGATAACTTAAGTTTTGTACCATCATTTGCATAAAGACTTAATTTAGTTAGATTACTAGAACCTTGAGTCCAATTTATTGTATAATATCCATAATCAGTTCCTGTTCCTGCAGCAAGTGCAGGGACTATTGTAGAACTCAGAACAGATATATTAGAACTACCTACCCCATGATTAGCCAAAAGTAACTGACCATTTCTATTATACTCTTTAACTGCGACTACTACTTGATACTCATAACCCTCTACAAAAACACAGGGAATAGTAGCCCTAGCAGCACCACTACCTGTAGTGTTCTTCTCCATCTTTCCTGATGAAAAGGTAAAGGAATCGGTACTAGATAAAGCAGGACTAGTCCACCCTGTAGAATTAGAGAATTCAGAATTAGAAAGCATTTGCTCTCCAATCCTTACATTTTGCCTGTTTTGTAAAAGTTCAATACTTATGTCCTTAGCCATATTTTAATTTCTTTGAGTTACAATCGCGTGTGAGTTAGTGTATTCAAAAGTCATTGTTACTAAACCTTTAGACTCGTCATAAGTGTCCACACTAGAGTTTGTAATTATAATTGGAACATATTCCATATTGTTTGGAGTCCTACCATCAGTATTAGAACCATCTTCTAAGTTTTTAAGTCCTCTATAATTTATTCTACCAAAAATGGCTGCATTATCAATTACGGGTGTTAAATACTCTGTCCACACATTAGGAGAAGTAAGTATTTCTCGCAACCAATTTGCTTTAATTAAATTTAAAGGAAGTGTAGTTACTTTCCCCGACTTTGTAGCATTAACATTTAGAACTTCTAACCCTCCTTTATGATTCATGCTGTCCCCCATATAATCTGACTGATAAGCACCTACAGTAGTTAGGTTATCTCCAGGAAATGGGTTTTTAGTAGACGACCTTCCATACCTTACATCAAACGGGTCAGGCTCTTTTCTTTGTATAATATCTTTTTGAGAATTATAGGTAATAGATTTTTGCCCTTTTATGGTGTAGCTATCAATTCCACCACATTTATTTAGCCAATATATCCTAAAGTAATTATCTTGATTGGTAATTCCCGTCAGGCTCCTAAAACCCTTACACCTTACAGGATGTGGTAATGTTAATTGGTCGCTTCGCAACTCAGTATAATAAATACCTGCATAAGAATCTCCACTATTTGCTGCAGGAGTGTTGAGATATCTTCCACTTCTGTCTATCTTAAAATGACGAACTTCTGATATTCTTTTTGATACACCCGTTCCGTTTCCTGATGTTGTTGATTTAATCATAAGATAAACAGCGTAATAATGAATATCATCATTTAAAAAAAGAGAGCTTTTATCACTAACACCTCCTTGATTATCAATCATTTCCCTTGTGTATGTTGTACCTGAAAGTTCCCAAGGCTCTTGCACAGGAGATGATTCGTAGACGCAATTTGCATTTATATAAACAGGAGATATGTTCTGCGAACACATTCTATATTGGCTTCTAGGCCATATATTTGCTATTCCATTTATTGTTTGTTTTGGCTTTAAATTTTGAGTCCAATCAAAAAGCCTTGCTTTTCTCACTTCAGCTCCACTAGCATCTCTAGCTGAAACTTCCATCCAAGTGTCAGAAGTTAAATCAGAAGTGTTATTACTATTGTATTGTGTTTCTCCTGAACCTGTTGGGTTATACCATATAGCATAATTATTTGTCGTTCCTTGAATCCATTGCAGAAACTCTGAAGCCTCATCCATTCTTACTAATTTACCATTCCCTCTTTGGTTAAAGTTACTCCCCCCCCAATATCCATTTTTAGCATTTGTCATAAAGCTTCTAACATATCTATTGCTAGTACCCCAACCCAAATGCATAAAAGTAGAAGCCAAATTTCTGTAACCTGCAACATCTGCATTATCAAAATCAGGTGCGTTATTTATTATTGCAATATTGCTATTTGAGCTTTTTATACTACCTGCCTCAGTAGCCTCTCTAATAATACCATCTCCATCAATTATCTCCGTCCTTATTCTAACCCTAATTTTTCTATATGAACCGTTCTTTGTAACTATAAATGGGTCTTGCCAAACACTCTGAAGTCTATTTCCTTGCGGCTCTGCACCACCATTTAATCCACCAAAGAATGTGCTAGTATAAGTCCCTTTTCCATGTGGAACTAAAGAATAACTTAATAAATCTTTACAAAGCTCACTAATATCTACCGTATATATATGCCCTAAAGATGTAAAAACTCCATCTCCACCATCTACTCTATCTTTTTGGCTTATATTTCTTATATCTCTTGATTTTCTTATTGAACCTACTAAAGTCCAATCATCAGGCCAAGTAGCTCCTGCTGTTTCGCTAATTTGGTAAACATCAAATATAACATTTACTATATCTCCATTGTTACCACTAAAATTATCAGGACTAGGCTCTTGGTTTTCGTACAATCCATTCCAATGAACACTTACTCGGATAGGTAAATTTACTGACCAAACATTCTGATAAGAACCTACATAATTTCTTTGTCTATTAAAAGAACCTGCGTCATATCCGTAAGGGTCTATACCCATTGATAATGCTCCATTTATTCCGTATGCCATATCTTAATATATTCTATATTTTTTATTTAAGTAATCTTGTATCTTTGCTACCTCGTATGTACTTAATGCTCTATTGTAAATAATTACTTCTTGAATATTTCCATCCAAATTACCTAAATGAGTCCCATTGCCTATTTTAAATTTAGCAGCGTTGTATGTTTGAGTGCTATCGTAATTTGCCATAGTCCCTTGTTGTATAAGAGCATTATTATACTGAAGGCTTAAACTAGATGTAGATGAGTCTAACTTCATAGTAGTTATATGATACTTTGAACTATCCCCATTCCATATTCTTCTAGCGTTCCACTCTCCTGATGCCTGAGAGCTATCAGCTACATTACAATATATTCTCTCAGAAGAACTTCCTAAGGATATTTTTGCATTTCCAAACTCATAACTAAAGTAAGTGCTTTCTTCTGAATTAGGAGCAAATGCTCTAATATTATCAGCAGTCATACCTACCATAGTTGCATCATTAGAATTTGTACTAGCATCAGGAATAGTAGGGAATGTTGCTCCATCTCCCATTCTCCACCAACCAATAAGACTTGCAGAGCTAGTCGTTAAAGTTGTTAAGTCATTAGGATTACCTAAATTATACATCTCAATAATTTCAGCAGTAGATAATTGTTTATCATAAATACTACATTCATCTAAATCTCCAACATAAGAATTTCCATTCCCATTACCTAATTCAACAGGAGATGTAGTTATCTGCATACCATTATAAATACCCCCTTGGTAAGCAGAGTCTTGAGATTCCACTCCATTTATATATATTTTCATCCCCGCATTCGTTCCACCTCCATCATAAGTAGCTGTATATAAAGCCCACTCTCCTTTTTGCTGAAGCAATGTTACCCTTTGGCTTATAAATCCTCCTCCTATATTATCATGAAGATAAAAATATAAATAACCACTAGAATACACAGGTCTAAAGGAATATTCAGCCTGACCTACTTCATTTTTCTCTATCCATCCTCTCCAAGGTTGTGTAGGGTCTATATTTGCCCAAACACTAAGACTGAATGCTTGGTCATTATTCGCCCCGTCTGTAAATGAGAAAAGCTGACCTCCTGCTCCACCTACAGGATTACCACAATCAACAACATCTGTCCCACCTTCAAAGTTTGTAGAGTATGTATTTGTAAATGCAGGAGTTACAGGTTCGGATTGTGCAACTGTAAATATTGTAAAATCTGTATTAATCGGACTATTAGTAACCGATTCTAATTCATCAGTAGTTCCATTAAAATTTATCCTTGCCTTGTCTGATGCTCCATCAAAATTATATCTTAATGGTTGATTGTTTGTATTTGACTGAGCAACATTGTTTGAATTACCTGAACCATCTTCCCAATCACTTACTTTTTTAGTTGGAGTATTAAATGTAACTCCACTATCAGCTCTTAGCCAAGAAGATAAGTTTGGTATTTGATTTGGGTAAGCAGAAACAGGTCTAAAACATTTGCTTAGAACTCTCCAACTAAATGTCATTTTTAATTGCAAGAGTTGGTCATTGGCAACCTCTTTAGTCCTTTCTATAGTTACACTCTCGTCCTCAAGGAAAGCCTCTATTGGTGCGTTTGCTTGGTAGTGATTGAGAAACATATCTAGCCATTCAGTAGCTAAGTCTTGTAAGTTTGTCCAACTTTGGTCTATAGTTTCACTTGCTTGTTGCGTTCTGTTATATAAATCAGAGAAATATATTTCAAATGTATAGTTTTCCCAACCATTATTTAATCCCACTTCAGGAAATACTGATGTTGGTGGTGTTATAAGTATTGAAGGGTACTGAGTATTGTGATTATCATTAAACTCCTCTGTATATCCAAAGAACTTATCCCCATAAGTCCATTTGCTTTTCATTACCGTAACTATATCTACTAATTTTATTGCCATATTTTTAACTTACTTTATTTGGGTTTGAGATTTTCTCACTAACCTTTGATTCATACTCGTTTTTTGCTGAAATCCAACTTAAATAAGTTAAAACCTTGTATAAATTTGTTTCTTTTACACTTTCTATATCATTCATTCCATCTATTTTAAATATACCCTTCTCTGCAAGAACATATAGACTGTTAAGCCATCCAAAAGGTTTTATGTATATGTTATAAAGTCCTTTTGTTTTTACAGCCATCATGCCTTCTCTTTTTTCTCCAAATACATATTGGAAGTTTTTAGCAATTTCCTGCTTTGTATGGTCAAAAAAAAAGCGAACTCATATACAATGTCCATAGTTAATTTTTTAAATATTTTAGTTTTATCAGGTATATCCTCCTCATCATAATCCTCATCTATTCTTCTACATAATATAGCCATCTGCTCAGGTAAAACATCAAATCTTCCATTTTTAGTATTCTCAATAGTCATATCAAGCTGAGTAGATTCAATAAAATCCCCGTAAGTGTTTTTTCTTAAAGCCTCAGAAGGAAAATAATAAGTTTCTCCATCTAAATCAAAAGATTTAATTCCTTTAGGCTTGTATTCTTCTGTAAGAATACCAACAGCTTCTATAACCTTATTTACTTGATTTAAGTCTACCTTATTTATATCTTTACTATTAAGGCCTGTCATAAAGCAAAAAATATCTTTGTTTAAAGATATGCTATCTATAAATTCCACATCCTGAATTATTTTATCTAAATCATTAGATTCAGAATATTTTTTATTGTGGTGTTCTTTTTTTAATTCAGTATTTTTTTGATGTTTGCTTATTATAGAGCATAGTTCTGCCCAATATCCAAGCGTTATATCCTTCCATTCAGTTGGAATAACAACATCCATCTCATCATTTTCATACTTTATGCCAATAGTTATACTCATTTTTATTTTCTAGTTAGTTTTAGTATTTTTTTTTGCATATCTTCTTTATTTTGAATATCCTCTAAAATATCTGTTGTTTCTCCTACAAAATCAACGGTTTTATCAAATAAATCTTCTGATAATTCATCAATTAACTCGCTATTTTCATCATTTTTAACACCAGAAAGGAATCCTATCGTGGCATATAGCATTAAATTTGGAGTCATATATGCCCATTCTGACCTTCTGCTATTAGTTTTAACTAATTTATTAAAAGCATTGGTATATTTTAGAATATTTTCTAGTATCTCATTGAAATCTAGGAATTTATCACTACTATACCCCTCTGTAGCTGTATAAACAGTTCCTTGAACAAACTTCAAGTATTTGTGAATTATTTCTTCGTGCTTCTCATTTAAACTACTTACATCCATAATTTATTCCTATTCTTTCGCAATTATATGACTTTTTTTTATATTAACCTAGAAGTTTTCAGAAATCAGGAAAAATAAACTACTTTAGACCCACTCCACATATTATTATTTACAGCCATAACTAAACAATCCACCATATCATCATGTTTTGCAGATGGAAACCTCACTAATTGTTGTAAAAACTCCTCGTTCCATTTCCCTTTAAGTAAACTCACTCTACCTGACTCTAAAGAGGCAGATATATCTTGCACTCTTGCTACCTTATCTTTAGATGGTGGCTTATCTTCCTTTACATTTAGTCCTGTTTCTTTTCTGAGTGTCTGAACAATAGATTTACCTGAAGCTTTAGGCTCAACATAAATCCTACTTCTACTTGTATATCCATTTTTAGCTACCCATTGCTGAATAAACTTAATTAAGTCAGGAAATTCTTTATAAACATTAATACAATCAATTATTTGCCATTTATTGTTTTTAAATATGTATGCTAACAATGCAGATGGGTCATTCTTCTCATTTGCAGTATATGCAGGGTCAATAACAAAATCAACTGTTACTTGCTCTCCAATATCTCCCATCTTATGATTATCTATGTTTAACCACTCTGATTTTACCATTCCTGAATTTAGAGGTGTAGGAGTTTGCATAAGTTGTCCTGCATACCCATAACTCCCTAATGCTTGTTTGTAATCCTCTAAAATATCCTTACTAAATCTATCAGGCCAAAACAATCCATCTTTATCGTAGTTATGCTCTAGCATTTTAGGCTTAACATCATCTGAAAGCTCTGCAGGTATGCAAATATGTTGGTATTTTAACCTACTTTGCTTTCCATATAGCAAAAATCCACTTAAATCATCATCATGTATTCTCTGCATAATAATTATCCTAACTCC